CCCCACTTCATAAGTACATACTTTCCAAACGCAATCAACGAATACAAAAAGTCATTGATAAGCATAGCTCTTGCAACATCATCCTCAGGTTTCCATGTGGGCCCGTTACGATACCACTCATTGATATGATGCAAATAAATCTCTCCAAGCTGCCCACGGAAATTGCTCTCAAAGGCTGAATAGTCTTCATCAAATCCAAACTTTGAAAACCTGTGCAAATCCTTCATCAAATCGTCCCATTCCCTACTATACACATTAATGCCAACTGCGCTTTCAAACACAGCATAATTAGCAAAAACATGATTGAGGAAATCTCCGAAATATTTCCTAGACAACAAGGTGTTCACCACACACGATCCCATCACAACACGAGTGACAGGCAGGGGTTTATTCTGCACTTTCTCAGGGGGTCTCGTCTCCTTCTTCAAACTCGGACCCCAAAGGGTATCCAATTTCAAACCACTCCTAATTGACTCATCCGCTCTTTCAAGATAATCAATTAAAGGTTGATGCGATATCGAATACCAACACGAGCCATCCTCTTCATCATGCCTCTCAAACATCCAATCCTTACCTTTCGCACCGGGTGGTCTGAAACGCCTGAAATAAGGCCCCTCAGATTTATCCATCGCAATAGCTGACAAAGCAGGCTCAACTCCATTAATGCACTCATACGAGTCACATAACTGGGGCGGTCTAACAGGCTTCACCATGTAAAATTGATCAAACACATGCTCAACAACCATTTCAAGATCATCTGGATCAAAACTCTTCCTAGCCATACCTTGTTGATTCTTAACAATAGCTGCACGAAGAACATCAATCGTCGCATGTCCCGGATTCGTCGGGTGTTCTGGTCCACAAACCGCAGGTTCACAGACTTTCCTATGCCAATCTTTACGAGAATAAGCAGTCGGTTCCATGTTGTTCCGCATATGTGGAGTGTAACCTCCTTCAAACACACCCACCATCGAAACATCACATCCGTCAGGTCTAGCTGGATCATCAGCACATCTATACTCAGATATATAATCCGGAACCATACTTCCAACACACATCTGCGCAACACTCTCCTCTGGTAAACGACCAATCATATTCAACACTCGCTCCTGAGTTATGACTGCGCCGATACCAAGACTAGCAACAACTTGCCCTTTCACAACCTGCGTCCTAGATGCAACATGGATACCACAAATGTAATCATTCGCGTCA